CTGTTTGACTCTGACTGTGCCACGCCACCCGGCATACATAGCAAGAATATATTCCCGCAACGGGAGTCTACTTGAAGTAATGTCTTGGCGTATCTTATAAGAACTATTGGCACCAACACCGCCAACGTAGGCATAACGTCGCAGCAAAGTACGTAACGACGGAATATTTTCACCAAAGAAAACCAAATCCGTCTGATCAGATCGCACTATAGATACATCACCAATGGGCGCTATTGGCTCTCCCCCAACAGGGTTATTATCCTGTGGGAGGCCATCAGCTTCCATAGCTGACTGAGGCTGGACGCTCACATTAGTACTACGGAAAGACCACTGTTCAGTCGCGAGAGTGTCAGCTGGAAGATTGTACTGGAAATCGTCTCCCATACGCGCAAAGCAGTTAATAGAGACACTCAAACCGAGTGCGGGATCAGGGGATACCAAGGGATTCATAACGGAAACCATCAACTTACCATTATGAAATTCGGGCAAAGTTGTGAGACCTGACCCAGATCCCTTATTGAATGAGGTAGTTCCTAGATCCAGATTCTCAAGCTTGAGCCAAGGAGTTCTAGCGTGCCATTGTACCGGGATCTCAAAGTCCCGACACTCTTCAATATCTATGATACGACTATAAACCTCATTGACTTTGCCAGGTGTGCTCGAAGTGGCGGGCTCATACGTGACTCTGATCTTACCACGGTGCAGCGCTGAAGCTACGATTTGAAATCGATAAATTACAGTGCCGCGCCAATAGTTAAATAACATACCCACGTAGGCAGCGGGAGTCAAACAAGAGCGCCAAGGCGTGGTCGTGGAGTCAGTCTCAAAATGCTGAGGTGTGACATTAACAGAAAATAACACAGAATCAAGTCCATCGGTATCAGCCCAAGGCTCATCATGAATGAAAGATTCTTTCCCGCAGATGTAGGAAATAGCCATTTCATCGACAGCTGGGAGACCAACAGTTCTAGGGTCTATTGTAAGTTCTCGCTTCACATCAATTCCAATCGGAGTGATGGCCTCATGCGCATTAGTAACAGCCATGTTGCCAGCCGCGAATGCTTTATAAGGAACAATGTTGTCAATCACAGCAGGTCTTGAAAAACCGAAGGCCTTGGCAATGCTACCAGCCATTCCAGCAGCCATCTCCGTAGCTTTGGCAAAAGGACGGAACATAGGCACAACAGAAAGAGCGCCAGCAGCACGTTCAATCGCTGAAGCCACATTAGAGACTGGGTGTTCAGCAAATTCGGACTGAGCCTGAATGGGTCCCCACGAGCCATAGCCGGCGGCCGTAGGAGTACACAATTCAGCATCTTCCATCCATGCATAGATACGCACAACACACGATCCCGTTGTAGCATTTGCATGCTTCAATCTATTGAAAGTGTGAATATAGAATCTACCCATGTCTGTGACAGAAGTGGTGTGGGTAAGGTCAATCCAATTCTCTGGGCAAAAGAAGGGAAAAGTCATCTCTCCGCCTTCTCCTTTGGATGGATCCAGGAAGATATGGGGCAATTGTGTAAGCTGCATTCTAAAGCATTCACTAAGTTGAGCAGCTTTCGGGTGGATGCTAAGAGCCTGCCGTGGCTCATAAGCAACAATGAATCTTCCATAGAGAAAAGGATTACCCGTGATGGTGGCGCGAATCTTGAGATGACCTCTCAAGTGCTTAAAACCTTCCAAGCGGCGCTTGACGGCTGCGTCGTTAAGAAAATCCCGCCAGGGATCTTGGATAACGGACACATCCTCATTTAAGGCGACTACGCGTGAGAAGATTTCCACCGGACGTTTTAAGAAATCCCCCAATGGGACGTCGGTTGATCCACCTGCAGCATAAGTTGGTTCCAACTCAGACACAATATGGGTCCCCATGGGGCGGTCAGCATGTGAAAACACAGTAGTGCCGATCCTCTGCTGACCAGTAGGAGCGGGTTGTATATCAAAAATTTCGACGGAATTAGAAGTAACACAACTATGTACAAGTCAAACTCATGTGTTAAGAGCAGACTCGTTTTGGACAATATACACGAAATATACAAAAATGAAATGCAAGCCTTATACAAAATATATATCCAGACATCAAATATAGGTAACCAATACATTAACATACTATTTTGGTTCGGTCCTCAATAGAGGCCTGTACGGTAGTACCCGCACAGAGGGATTCAGTATTCGCACCTTGACCAGAGGTGGGGTCAGTATTAATACCTTGACCAGAGGTGAAGTCAGTATTCGTACCTTGACTAGAGGTGGGGTGATCAGTATTGTGCTAGCCTTGATCAGAGGCTATGCCACTTAGAGCGTGGCAAGAATATCCTCGTACGAAGCCGTAAGCTGGCGGCACAAATGTGCAATGCCATGCTCCTTCGCAATCTCGGTCATCTGCTTGAGGCGCGTTTCATAAACCTTCTTTCCATGGAAGGCCCATTCGCGCAAAGCTCCATCAATGTTAGTGGCCGCGGCTAGTTCCGGGGATAAAGCTTTAGATGCAAGAACGCAAGTCAAAGACTTGACGATTGATGCCTCATCCAACTTACCAATGCGGTAATCAAGTTCTGGGAGAGATATAGAAGATCTCTTCAAGAATACAACATCCGAAGTGGAAGTCATAAAAGCTTTCCCAACTGCCGTCTTATCACCAGGGGTCAAAACCATCCCGTATTTTTCCATATACTTTTTGAGAGACAGGAAATTGAATTTACGTGCATAATACGAAACGGAGTTAACAAAATCGTCTCCGTAATTGACATGGGAAACGAAGCGTCGAAAACTCCCAGGTAAAGAGCGTGGGTACACTGAATGATAAGCACAGCGATTGATCAAGCTGTTGTCCAATGAATTGATGATCACAGTCACAGGAATGCCAGAAGGAGTTGATCCATCCATCTGGTAAACTTCTCCATTAAAATTAACGAGAGGAGAAACTAAATCATCAACCATGGTAGACATAATGAACAAATCAAAACTGGTATATTCACCAAGAGCTGCTATATCCAACATAATACGATAGGAAAAGCGGCTCAGCGTAGGGTTCTTACGCAGGTCATACTTAGAATGATCACCATCAAAGAGGTTAGAAAATCTCTCCAAATGGTTCATCATGTGCTCCCAATCAGGGCTCGAACAATTGATACCGACTGCGCACTCACTCACGCCAGTGAGCATCTGAATAATGCGGCACACCGGTGTGAAATATTTGCGCACGAGAATAGTACAGGAAATCTCTGCCACCATGAACAGACGAACCTTCTCTTTTGTAAGGGGAGTTGGCTCATCCTTGGGTGTGGCATTAAACAGCCAATTTACTCGTTCGCCCTTAGTCAAGCGCTCTAGAGCTTCGTCGCAAGTGTGCTTAACTTCATTAAGGAAATCCTTCTTGAAGTAGCCGGTGTCATTATCGATATATTCGGTCGTCCAGGCTCCCTTGCCACCAGGAAAATTAACCCCCATGGAGGAACTCCAATTCATAGCATCAATGAAACGCACCGCAGGTATACCGTTCAATATCTCATCCCAAGTGAGGGGACGAAGATGCTGCTTGAGAAAGGGGGATATAATCTAAAATTTTATCATATAATCGAGATAGGCCCATTCTAGATCTTCAAGTGGCATGCCAGGTGTGGTATCGAACGAAAAGCGCGCGGAACGCGCCCACATACTTCGGCCGAACCGGGGTTTGCCAAATTTGGCTTCGGGCCAGAGCTTCCTCACAGAATCAGCAATGATAGTGTCAACAGCACGAGATTTATAGAAAGCTGAACTTGGACGTACTCCAGCATAACTAGCTCCCTGATTTTGAATGGGGGGAGTGGATTCTTGTGCCTTCAACCACTCAGTAGCCGCAAGTAAATTGCGATCCGGGAGCACCTTACTCTCAGAGAAAGTGGGTGAACCGTTAACGGACCGGGCAATGCTCGAAGGCTGCTCAGCGGAGAAGACAAAACCAGGCTTGTTAGCAAATGCGACAAGAACATCAGACAGTTGCTGCTGTGTAGGACAATAAGACATCCCGACCGACAAATCGCTAAGATCACCCCCAACATGGATGCCCAAGATGCCTGGGTTGGCACCGCGGGACAAATAGACCCCACCGCAAGCGCCTAAGAACGTTTTGGAGGGCCATTTCCACATTATCACTTGGGCCTTG